TGCTCTGAACATTCTTTCTCCATGTTCTCCGATTCTGCGTTCTTTCTTCTCCGGCAGCTCCCGGAGCGGACACCAATCTGGTCTGCATTCTCCTACATGGTCAATATCCTCCTTCTCCCACAGTTCTTCAATTTTCTCAAGCAAGTCCATCTCACTATAATCCTTTTTCGGGTACTGCTGATAACGTGCACTATAAATGATACGATTTGCCACATATTTATTAAAATAATCGACTGCCAACTCCAAAGGTATCTCCTTGTGGCTGCCGGTTAAAGTACAGCTGCTTTTATCTTTGTATATAATCTTTATTTTCCACATTCCTTTTAGTCCTCCATTGCTTTCAACTTGTCTTCGGCTTCCTCTTGTGATAAAAACCAGGTTTCCTTGTACATTTTTTCTGTTTTCCTTTCTGCCTCCTCCACTAAATTACAGTTTACCGTAGTAATTCCTTCGGGAATTCCTGTACCAATGGATTCCGCCATATGTCCGCAAGACTGGATTTTATGAACACCGGAATACTTTCATCGTAGCAATCAAATGTAATAGATCTTATCCAATCTCTTTTAGGTATCACCTTGTCTTTTCTGTGTCCTGTCTCTGCTCCAACGATTACCCAATCTACATAATGAGCAGCCATGTAATAATCCCAGTATTCAGACACAGTAATGTCTTCAAGTATCGGTTCAATGCTTAAAAAAGTCTTTGTTTGGCAATTTAGGTCTGAAAATGTTTTCGCTGCAAGTTCAAGCTGATCTTCGTTTGTTGCACTTGCACCATACCACATATTGTCAGCTACAATCAGCTTTCCATTATTCTGTAAATCAACGAATCTTTCCGGGTTCTTTGTCAGGAAAAGATAATTATGTTGCGGTGCTTTTGCACAGGCAGAAAAAACTTCCTCAATCCAAGAATCAGGAACCCAATGACCAAAAAGATCTGCCATAGAGCATACAAAAATATTCCTTCCGCCCTTTTTCTCGTATTCATTAAGCCTGTATCTATGTAGTGTGGGCTTAAATCCATATGGATACGCTTCAGCCTTCTCTGATTCATCGAAATAAATACGATCATTCAGTTCTATCAGCGCATCATCCGTCCATTTCTCTCCACCACCAGAAAATCTATTTGCAATGCTTCTTGCGTAGCAATATTTACAGCTGTGAAGACATCCAGTAACCGGATTCCATGAACTATCACACCAATCTATTTTTGTTTTTTCCATATTCCGTTCCTCCACTAAATCCTAATTTTCCAAACTACCGAATTTTCCTCGGCAGTTCAATTCTACGCAGACCGGAGCTGTCCGGTCTGTCAATCATTGATATACTCATATCTTGCTTCTGCATACACCCAAGAACTATGCCCGCATTTATACATATTCTTGTATTGCGGCTTGTAATTCTCTAATACTGCATAGGTATCATTACGTTCAATACAGTGCTGGCGTTCTTCCTCAAACTTCTTGATTTCAACTTCCTTACCGATATGTTCATACATACTTCCATATTTGAAATAAAAAGTTCCATCTTCAAGAATAGAATACGATTGAACAATCTCTCGACCTCTATACTCATATCGATATGCGATAACCCCTGTTGCCCTGATATTTTCTGCAAGGATGTGTTCGTACTCTGCAAGATATTCCTGCGCTACTCGCTCTGCTGGCTCTCTGCTAGTGAATATAATCTTGCCGATCTGAGAATTCCACGTCACATCTCCATCAAGGTCATATCCTCGATTATTTCCACCGCATGTCCATGTTCTCTTTTGAACAGTATGCGTCTCAACATCGCCACGAACAACCTTATACACGGTTTGTCCTTCATGCAAAAGACACGGTATCTCAGCAGTTCGGATAACAGGTGCAAGCAAATCCATCAGGCTTATCTGTCCCTCGCACTGCTTCATGGCAGCACCTCCGGAAATAAATCAAACAATGTTGGTTCATCCACTTCATTCTCCGCAGACTGTAAATATCCGACACCATCCCGGAAATAATCTGGATTCAGTTCACATCCTTTTCCGTACCGGTACATCTTAACCGCCGTCATTGGTACCGTCATAAGCCCACCAAATGGGTCATAGACGATATCACCCTCATTGCTGTATCTGTTGATTATTCTCTCCACGATATCAAGCTGTAAGGGACATACATGCATCTGTGCCCTGCGGCGGCTCTGTGTGGTGTTGAGTGTTCGCATCCGATTGATGTCGTCCCACACCTCAAGTTGATTCCATGAACCAGGAGCTACTACCATGAACGAGGCTGGAAGTCTATTATTTTTGTCTAAATCTTCTGCAAGTTTCTTATGCTCTTCGTAGTCATAAATGTTCTCGCGACTATATTCGCGGTAGACTCGTTGTAAATTATCAACAGATATATTTTTAAGCTCTTCTTTGCTCACAAGCCTGTCTCCGGAACTTCTCCAATATGCATGTGCATCAATTTGCCACTGTGCCCTTGTATAATCCTCTTTCGATTTTTTTACTGGAACATCTGCGTATGCTGTGCTTCTGTCGGTCGGCAGCTTACGGAACAGAAGGATATATTCTGGACATCCTACACCCATCTTGGAACCATCCTTGCACTGTTCCGTCCAGCCAAGGCGGTATGTCTGATTATTCTCCCTTACCACATCTGTTACCACTGTAATCATGCCAAAATACTGGAAACCATGCTTCATATAATGGCTGATGCATTGCGCGTGAAATGGTTCAATGGTTGGCATTCCGGTTCCTGTCGCATTTCCAAAAAGCACACGGTCCTTGACATGAATTGCAGCAACGCGCCCCGGCTTTAACACTCGAAGCAGTTCCGGTGTAAGGAAATCCATCTGTTCAAAGAACCGCTCCGTGTTCTGGTTATGCCCGAAATCGTTATAATTGGCACTGTACTCGTAATGGTTACCGAATGGAATCGAGGTATGTATCAGATCGATGCTGTTTGTTTCCATTGCCCGGGTTTCCTCTACACAATCCCCATATACCGCTTCATAATGGTTTCCTCTCACTGTTCTCTCTTCTCTGCTACCTTCCACGCCCATCTTCCTTTCTAACCGCTGTGTCTTATTTTCCGAGTTAAGACCATACTTCTTTACAATCTCGATCATTTTTGCGACCATGTGATTGTGATTCTTCCATTTTTCAAGCAATGCTTCCTTGATCTGTCGCTCGTTCTCCATGTAGATAATGTCGATCACAACCGGTTCTTTCTGTAAAAATCGATAACACCGGTGTACCGCCTGAATAAAATCGTTGAACTCATAATCAATTCCAAGGAATATCTCCCGGTGACAATATCTCTGAAAATTACATCCGGATCCGGATAATGATTTCTTCGTAGCGAACAACTTTGTCTGTCCATTCGAGAAATCAATTACCCTCTGCTCGCGCAGGTCATAATCCATAGATCCGTAGATATCCACCACTTCCGGCAGCGCTTTCTTGATTGCATGCCGTTCATTCTCCAGATCGTGCCACAACAAGAAATGATCGTCCGGCGATTCTTCCGCAATCCGTTTCATTTCTGCCACGCGGCGGTCAATGCTTTCTCTCTTAACTGCCGCAGCTTCTTTCAATCCCTCGGCCGCTTCCTGAAATAATTGCATCTGGCCGTCCCGATCTGCAGTATCTCCATAATGCACCGGCAATTCATGCCATCTTACATCAAGTGGTGGCAGATCATATCCATCATCGGAATATACCGGATTGAGATCTGAAGGTTTCGTGATAAAAAGTGCCCAGCTACTTACCCACATCCAAAACTCATCTTCCATGTTTGGATATAAGGTCAGATTGTTTGCTTTGGTGCTGTCACGTTGGAAGAACCGTGTCAATGCCTGCCCGGTGTCCATCACTTCCAGATACCCGGCATAATGGATCAGCTCTTTGTATTTGTTTGGAGATGGTGTAGCCGTGGCTACCAACTTATATGGTACATTCTTGAATTTATCCAAAAATGTCTGATACGTCTTACTTCCGAAACTCCGTAAAACACTGGCTTCATCAAGAGACGTGGCTGTGAAATAGTCTGGCCGGATATCCCCGTCCCGGACACGCTCATAATTTGTTAATACAATCTGGCTTGTGCTCTGCTCCACTTCTTCCATTGTCCGACAGTATTCCGGTTTTTCATATCCAAGAACATCTACTGCATCTCTGGTAAACTCCTGCTTTACTCCAAGTGGTAATACAATCAATGCTCTCCCGCCTGTCTCTTCTGCTGCAAGGTGGCAAAATTCGATTTCCTGTACTGTTTTTCCAAGTCCAAAACTCTCAAACAATGCACGCCTGCCACCTTTTAATGCCCACATCACAGCATCTCTCTGATGCGGCTTTAGTGCTTTATTTACTTTTTCCGGCTCTATAACAAATCCACTGTCTGTCGCAAGCTCTATCTTTGTTTCTAAAAACTCTTTGTATGTCATTTTTCAAAAGGAACCCGATATATCGTTGCCCCGGCCGGAGGTTCGGCTCCTTTCTTGAAATATTTAATTTTGTGCCAAATAACACATAATTCCACATTCTGGCATAATCTCTGTATTCATGTCTCCCCTGTTCGGATCCAACTCATCCAGATATACCGAACCGTTTTTGTCTTTCAGCATGGAATGCCCGACTTCTCTTTCCAACTTCGCCCGGCTTTCAAAGACTTCCGGGAAATCCTTTCGAATGTGGTTCCAATAACCCATACCGCCTTTTACACAGCCGACACAGTTATTGTTCGCATATCCCAGCTCGTACATCTTTGGCCGGGCAAAATCAAAAGTCCGTTCAAACAACCCATGTACCTCTTCTTTACTTAATCCTTTGTCCATGAGTGGAAATTCATGTGCTGCCTGTAGATTGGCTTCTACTGTTCTCTCTGCTCGGTTTCTCTCCTTAAGATCAAAACCCCAAACATATGTCAGATCACAATCCTTGTGCTGTTCCTCCCACTCTTTTCTCACCCTCTTTTTCAACCAGTTCGTGCAAGGTGCGAATCCATTCGCCGGATTTCTGAAACCACCAAAGGTCCTTACACAATCTTCCACGCACCGATATTCTTTCGATTTCAATATCTGTATTTCTTTACCGATTGCATTCTCGCAATCCTTAATGAATCTGATACTGTCCTCATGTTGGTCTTGGATGTCTATGTAAATCCATTCATCTACATCCCCGGCAAGATACCCCGCCATAAAACTAGATATTCCTGCACTTATCCAACATACTTTTAATTTTTTCATGACAACCACTTAACAGATTGCTCTGTGTCCGTGGATAAGGAATTACGGCTCCCAATAGTGCCATACGGCACCGCTAATTAAATTCCTTTTGTTCTCGCCTTTCTTCACCTTTAGGCGGTCAACCTTGGTCTACCAAGGCTTCTGTCATTACTCCTTTCTCAAATCAAACATCATTTCTTCTTACCTCTTTTAGGCTTAAACTTATAAACATCATTCTTCTGCCGGCTTATCGCACTGCGGTAACCGTTTAATTTACTTGCTCTGCTTTTGCTCATCTGCTCCCCCTCTCTTCACAATCTCTCTCAATATCCCGTTTCGGGCAGCTCATCGGACTGGACTTGCAGCCACTATTGATTCTGACCCATATCTTGGTGCAGATATAAATGCTCGGCTTTTTGTACTGGTCCGTGACCAGATGTCGGTACTCGCACTCTGCACACTTCGGTATATCAATCCTGTTATTCCTGCATCCCTGTGTAACCTTGCTGGACAATTTACGGCTGCGTACAAAATATGCGACCGTTGTAGGCTCAACATAGATCTGCTCCTCTTCTGCCATGTGGTCAGAAATGTCGGCGAAGGTACAGCCTGCATCCAGCAGCTCTTCTACCCTGTCACGGTAGCTATCAAGCATACATCCTCGCTTTCGTCCACTCATCTAACCACTTCCCTTCCGCAAGAGGTTCTTTTCCAAGGCATCATAGTCATAATTGCGCTGTTCAAAATTGCAAAACCTATTTCCGTTGGTATTATTGGGTTTGGCGGCCATATCCTTCCGCGCCCAGTTTCGCATTGCAGCTTTCCAGTCTTTCATCTTGTTTTTCCCTACCATCCACCCGTTAGAGGTGTAGTAATTCATAAACCTCTCAACATCAACTTCCGTGTAACCTTTTTCCTGACAATAGTCCATCACATCCTGTTTTGTGGGCGGCGTGAAACGCACCACACTATTATCATTATCCTTATCCTTTACCTTTTCCTTTACCTTTTCCTTTTCCTTAGGTTCTGCTTTGGTTTTATCTTGGTTTTGGTTTGGTTTGTCTTTGGTTATTTCTTGGTTATCGTTTGCTTTTGGTTTGGTTTCATCTTGGTTATCGTTTGGTTTGTCTTTGGTTACAGGTCTGCCACCTTTGGTTCCGTTTTGGTATCTCTTGTTATTAGCATCTATCTGTGGCTTCGCCATTAAAAAGATCGCCGTATGCACTCCATGTTCCTCTGGGATCGCACCATCCAACCCATAATTAATAACTGCCCACAGTGCCTTTAACTGCTCCTCCTTTGGAAGAGCCTTGATTGCTTCTGCAAAGCTGCGGTAAAAAACAACACTTTCTCTCATTTCCCACCGCCTATCACATCAGAGATGCTTATTTGATTACGCTCCAGTTCATTGTTTTGGCATTTTAAGTATTTATCTATTTCAGATACCTTTTTACGATTCGTAAGGGTTCTGTGGTTTTCCTGTGCCCGGTAAAGTCTTACCAAATGCATCTCATCATATGCCGGCTGAAAGTATCCTTTTCCGTCCTGCATATTCAAAATGGGATGTTCCCGGTTACATTCTTTCTGGATCATATTTCTTATTTTCCGGTCGGAAAGTCCTGTTAAAATAACAAGCTGCTTTCTGGTTACTGCATTCTTATGTCCGACCGGTATGTAATCAATGATTTTCAACAACACCACCTGCTTTCGTAATCGTGACCTCTGTCCGTGGGTTTTCTCTGTCATACAGTACACGACTTCCATCCGTGCTTACAATAATCTTGCAGTTATCGTCTGCTATGACGTTATATTTAACTAAAATGTCATGTAGTGCCTCATGAAGATTCGTAAGGTCTACCCGATGGCGTGTCGGCATGTAATAGACAGCCTTGACATTTATGGGATAATCAATCTGTTTTGTATCCGGCATATACTTTTTACAGTCTTTCTCATATTTCAAATATGCCTTAGATGGCAGTATCATAGGTCTGTTCTTGCAGACCACGATCCTCTGGCTGTTCTTTTTCGTGATCGGCTTTCCAAGGATCGTAAATATTAATTTTTCCATACCGCTCCTTTCCCCTCTGCCATTTGGCAGAGGCTTTTATTTGCGTGATATATTACCGATAAGCAGTTTCTTTCGTACACACCCTCAAGTGCACAGGTGTTTCAACCTACAGCATACTAATGCCATATCTTTTTCTGAATGCTTCCCTTGCATCATCCTCGCTTACATTTTCGTTTTCTGCGATATAATGCTTTTCCCATGCAAGCTGACCGATGATCCGCATAAGTACCCGCATTTCCTTATTCATGTGAACACTCATCTTTCCCTGATGATGTTCATCCGATAACGGTACCCAAAGGCCATCCTCATCCGACAGTCTGCGGTTTGCAGTCCCACCAAAGATATGATGTCTTTGTACGTTTGGTGTTCCGTCTATGAGGTCATATCCGGCATAATCCATATTAATTACAATCGAATCTTTCATTAAATATCTCCTATCAGATCACTTGACCATATCGGAGCCTTTAAAACCCTTGTCTGTTTACAATAATCACAACATTCACATCGGGTAGGATCTGCTGCTTTATTTTTTAATGCAAGGATCATTGGCACATTGTGTTCCACTTCTGCTAATGCTTCATCCAACAGATTCTGTTCCACTGCGATCACCTGAATATCCGGTACTTTCTCCTTAGACACTGCCGTTATGAAAAATGGAAGTTTCTTACCTGTATTGATCTCCACAACTTTCTGATAAACGGCACCCTGTATGTAATACCCCCACTCTGCTAAAAAGTTCATATATCCAATATCATGATGGAAAAATACTTTGTTGATAGACTGACAGGTTTTTAAATCCACAATGCACTGTCCTGGATGGTAACTGTCTATCTTGATCTTCCACTTTGCCCCGAACATATCTGCTGTCATAATGACCTGCTTTTCTCCACTCATATAATGTGAAAATACCTCATCCCGTTCACATCTCTGGATCATTTCATTAGCTTTCAGATATTTCGCCATCAGACCTCCGTCTTTTTTGAACATACACGGATGTTTTGCTTTGAATAAGTCCAAGGTCCCTTCAAAATGTGCATCCACATAGGAGCCGACCATCAGCGCGTCAGAATCCTCCATGTTTTCTTCCCATGTACCTTCTATCTTGGCAAGGGCATATTCTTCGCAGCCACGCTTGCCGTATGTTCCCATAAAATCTTTATACTGGCTGACGGACAGATACTCTTCATTGGCTTCTTTGCTATAATAATTTTCATTAGTCAACTGCATTCTCAAATTCCTCCTCGGCTTCTTTTTCTATTGCTTCTTTCTTGGATAATTCCTTCGTCTCACCTGTCTTGGCAAATGGATCCGGCACTTCTTCCTTTGTCTGAAAATAATCCTCTACCTTTGCCTGTCCATTCTTTAATGCTGTATACACGCCCCACAAGTCCGTACATTCCTCTGCACCGAAAGTACCCATGTTACGTCCTGCATACTTCTCGATCTGTTCCTTGGTAACCCCAAAGTCTTTTTTAAACAGCTTCTCAATCTTTTTTATTTTTTCCTGACTTGGCAGTTCTCCATAGCTTTTTTTCTGTGTTTCTCTGCACTCATTGACTGCCATATCTACAACGTCTCCCGGAATCACTCCAAGGATACATGCTCTCATCCGGCGTGCTCCAAAGTTTGCTGTGGCTTCGTAAATATCCCTGCTGTCTGTAAGGACATAGGAACCTTTTTTTGTATCACGCTTATGCTCCACACCGAATATCTTTGTCACACGGGTATTTGATTCTAAATCCCATGCATATGCCATCATCTCCGACTTTCCGTCTTTCTGTTCCAGTTCAATGATCCCATAATCAATATTGCCCCAGTTCTGTGCTAATGCTTCCGCAAGTCGGATAGACGGTCCGCTGACATTCTGACCACCGCGTGGATAAGAATAAATTGCCTGCTCTGCAAGGGTTGACCTCTGGCACGTTCTCTTGATCTTTTCTGTTGCCTCATACTCATCTCGTGGAAATTTCTTTGCAATAACCATAGCTGCCTGCACTTCCTGTGCCTGCCGGCTGATCATCATTTCCGTCTGCGAACTTCTGGTCATTACATTTCCGTCCGATACACTTACCTCGTTCATAAATAATCCTCCTAAAATTCAATGATCTCCATTGTGTCACTATCTGTAGTACGGGTTGCGATCATCTGTAACCCTTTCTCCTTACATTTCTGATACAGTTTCTCTCGCAATCCGGATGCTAACTTTTCAGCTCCATCGATCAGGATGATGTCTAATCCGTTCGGCTTCTGGATAGAAACATTGATGCAAAGATCCAGCTTTTCTCCTTCGGACAAATTGCTTACCGGCAGTCCGTTGATGAGAGGTATTCCATTCTCAACCGTAAGACCATCGATCGGGATCGTACAGTTCTGCAAGATTTCTCCCGGAAGTGTGCGTGCTTTCTCAATCTTGCGTGTCAGCTCACTGCTCTCTTCCGCAAGTCCTTCCACTTCTTTCTGAAGGTCAACCATCCGTTTGTACTCATTGATGTGGCCTTTCATGTCTTCCATGTACAATGCTTCATGCACCAGTTCTGATACATCCTTTTTCTCCATATCCAGATACTGTGCATAATCAGCAACTTCGGCATCATACTTCGCCACATTTGCCTTATATGTCTGTTCTATTATTTCCAGCTTGTCCTTTTTCTTTCCGTCAAGACTTTCCTGTTCGGTTTTCAATGTTTTGATCTGTTCTTCCAGTTTTAAGATATCTTTATCTATCTGATGAGAACGATTATCAAATTCCGTATCAAGTGCTGATTTGCTGATCTCCCTGTCCGCTTCAAAAGAACGTACTTTGCTGTCCCTTGCATCCTTGAGTAAATGTGCTTTTTCAATCTTCTGATTATCGCTCCGTATTTGTTCAATCTGGTGATATATAGCAGATGTAGATGCCGTTTCCCATTTCTCTGCACTATATCCCTCCGGTATTCCCGCTGCAATCTCCTCAATAAATGCTCTTTTAGTACGAATGTCGCGGTTGACATCCTGCCGATGCATGAAATATTCTCCTTTTTCACTCTGGATGTCATTGAGCACCTGTAAGATGTTCTGGTCATAAGACACCCAGCTTGGTATCTCTCCAAACCATTCCTTGATCGTGTTCATATCCCATGAATACTCAATCATATCAAGAATGATGGCATTCTGTTTCTTTTTATCCATTGACATAAATTCAACCGGATTTAGCTGTAGCGGTGTAAAAATATCACGGAGAAATGCCTCCGGACTGCCAACCTCTACACCATTCTGTTTTATGCTCTTATAACCTACCCTGTCAGTTCTGACTTTTCGATTGATGCGTAATCCGGTATCTGTCTCTATCAGGATCTCTCCCTCTGTCTCGCCTTTGCGGACAATATATTCTCTCTCTGATTTATTTGTCAGCGCAAAACGGATAGCATCAATCACGGATGTTTTTCCTACTCCGTTTTTTCCGGAAAGTTCTACTGAACCTCCATCCTGTGTATACTCTTTAATCCCGAAAAGATTTCGGATCTGAATCTTGGTCGTGATCATCTTAAATATTCCTCCATTTCCATCTGTTTATAGTCTGTTGAAAGTATCATTTTACGGAGCACCGCCCTGCGGTCTGTTCTCTGCCGCATTTTTTCAGCACACTCATCACAGATACGTCCCTCTCCGGGATCCAGTGTGCATCCGCAGTCCTCGCATTTCCTGTAATAACTCATAAAATCTCCTTTTCAAATCTGATTTCCTGTGCTAAAATACATAAAAATACTTTATGTATTTTTAGTTGTAATAGCACCGATTCTCGCCAAAGAATTTAGCGGTGCTATTTTCTTTTCTTTTTTTCGCTTCTTCGGTATCCTAAATATGCAGAGGACAATCCCATCATGGACACGGCTCCGCATATCACAGGTTGTCCGTCATAGCCACAGACAGCTAAAATAAAGGCAATCATACCCAAAGCAAAAATAATATCTTCTGTCTTTTTCATAATCCGATCAGCTCCGCTTTTTGTTCGTTGGTCATCTTTAGTGCTTTGACCAATATTCTCAGATCGCTTAGATGCATCGTCTCTGGGGCTGCTTTTTTTCTCTGCACAGTTCGAGTGCTACGGCTTAACAATTTTGCCAACTCTTCATCTGTAACTCCTGTACGCTCCTGACAATACGCAATAACCGCTCTGGTATTCATGTTCTGTTGCTCCTGTTCACTGGGTTTTAACTTTGGCATAATCATCCCTCCTTTATCCTTTTATATGATTCTTTTTTGACTGCCATATAAAAAGTCAATACTTTTTTTTAATATTTTTTTCTTTTCATAATTCGTGTTTCTGAACTTTTTCTTTAAAAAAAAACTGGGGTATTTCTTTTTCAGGAATATTTAAAAGTTTTGCTGCTCTTAATATTTCTTCCTGTGAAAACTGGAGCTTATTGTTTAATCTCTTGCTTAATGAAACACGCCCTATATGCAATGCTTTTGCAAATTTTTCCTGTGTTTCATATTTATATCGTATCAGCTTAATAAGCTCAGAATAATCAAACGCCATCCTCCTGCCTCCTTTCGTTCGCGTTTCTGAACTCTATTATAGTTTTCTTTTCTGAACTTGTCAATATGTTTTTCTGAACTTTTTTGTTGCACTTTCTGAACATTCATGATATTATCATTACATGGAGGTGGTTATATGGCTACTACAGCACAACGCATGAGAGAAGCTTTAGAACTTCGTAAAATGAAACAAATAGATTTAGCTTTACAAACTGGTATAGGAAAATCATCTATAAGCACTTATCTCACAGGTGAATATAATCCTAAACAAAAAAACCTTTACAAAATTGCTAAAGCACTAAATGTTTCAGAGACATGGCTCATGGGATTGGATGTTCCAATGGAACGCACAAATAATATTGTAACTTCTCAAGAACTTCAAGAGCAAGTTGAGGAACTTGGATTTCATAATTTTATTAATCTAATTTCATCTGCTGGATATGAAATAACAAACCTTAGTGAGAACATATACGAAATTTTAAGTGAACGCTATCATTGGTGTTTTAAAATTTCCAAAGATGAATTAGAAGAATTAGATAAAAATATTATGAATTATGTATGCTATGCCACTGATAAGTTCATGAGGGAAAAATATGATGCTAGCCTAAAACAAAACCCAGATAAAAAGAATATTGTTCCTATGACAGTATCAAAAAAATCCAATCATAAACTAAATGCCGCTCATGCTATCTCCGGTTCTTCTAAAGAAGATCAAGATTTCGATGAAGATATTATGAATGGAGATGATTTTTAACTCAATTCACTAAACAATACTATATAAACGATTAAGGGGGAGAAATGATTGATCACATACGATGATTTACTAATTGAAGCTGACCATAATAATTTAATTACAAAAGAAAAACCTCTCCGGGCAAATAAGGGACGTATTAATGGAAATCGGATTGCAATAAAAAGCGATCTGACAGAAATCGAAAAAAAATGTGTCCTTGCAGAAGAACTTGGACACCACTACACTGCTGTCGGCGATATCCTAGATCAATCCACCGTAGAGAACCGTAAACAGGAGATGCGTGGAAGAATTATCGCATACAATAAACTGGTAGGTTTACGCGGCATCGTAGATGCTTATCTGCATCACTGTGAAAGTCTATCAGAATCAGCAGAATTTCTTGGAGTGACCGAAGAATTTTTAAATGACAGCATCACTTACTATACAAGTAAATATGGTGTATGTACACAGGTCGATAATTATGCTGTGTTTTTTCAGCCCAGTATTGCCGTTATGGAATTAATTTAAAGACTAAAATATTCAACAAAATTGTTAAAAAAGTAAAACCCTTAGCACAAATGTGAAAAAATATAGAAAGGAGATGAGATTATGGCTAAAAAGAAAAGTGGGATTCCTGGATTATCATTCAGCTGGAAAAAAGCCACTGGCGTTACATCTGCAAAAAGAAAAATCGCCAAAGCTACCGGTATTCCTACGACTAAACAGGGACGTAGGAACAAAGTCGGAAAAATACTCGGAATTAAATAATTAAAATACCGCCCCTGCTCCAACAGAGGCGGTAACGGAATCATACCGGAAGAACCGATATAAACCTTTCTGAACAATTGGATTATATCATTCTCCCGGTAAAAATACAAGTTACCGGGCATTTTTATGCTCTGATTTAGGAGGATGATATTATGGCAAGAAAGAAAAAGTATGAATTACCAAGTGGGACCCTGCGAAAACAAGTGTATGATCACTTAGAACCGGTCTATGATTCAAAAGGAAAACCGATTCTTTTACCAGATGGGAAACAGAAAATGAAACGTGTCTATGTCTCTATTACTGCATCCACAAAAGACGAATTGAATTTAAAAGTTGCAGAACACAAATTAAACAAGAAAAACAATAATATACCAAGTATAGCTGATATAACACTTGGTAAATCAATAGAGAATTATATTGAACTAAAGACACCTGTTCTTTCTCCATCCACAATACGCGGATATAACAATATAAAAAATAGTCTGCAAAAGAATTATCCCACATTATATCACACGAAATTAGTAAACATTAACTATACTAATCTTCAACAATTTATTGGAAATCTTTCAGCAAAGGTGTCACCAAAAACAGTACGAAATTATTACGGTCTAATCAGTTCCGTATTAACACTTAACGGTGTCATTTTGCCCCAAAAGACATCTATGCCAAAGAAAGTTCGCCCTGACCTTTATATTCCATCTGATGCCGAAATAAAACGCCTCATGGTAGCCGCTAAAGATAGTGAGTTAGAGATACCTATTATGTTAGCAGCATTCGGACCTATGCGACGTGGCGAGATATGCGGTATTGATATAAAAAAAGACATTTCTGGAAATATTATTCATGTATGTCGCTCTCTTGTCTTAGGCACAGACAAACAATGGCATTTAAAACAGCCTAAGACAGATTCCGGTGACAGATACATAGAGTTTCCAGATTTTGTAATTAACCGTATAAAAGAGAAGGGATATATCACTCATATCAATCCACATTCCATTACCATTTTGTTTAATCGCCTTTTGGAATCTAATGATATACCACACTTTCGTTTTCACGACCTACGACATTACTCCGCTAGCGTACAACACGCTCTAGGAATTCCGGATGCTTATATTATGGCTCGCGGTGGATGGGAAAATGATAATGTATTAAAAAATATATATCGACATACCATGAGTGATCGCAGGGAATTGATGAATGAAAAAGCCAATGACCACTTTTCTAACATTGCTGCAAAATCATCATCTAAGATTGATATTGATAATGAAAAATATAATAGCTGGTTAATTCTATTCGAAAAAGAAGATACCGAAGAGTCTAAAAAAGAATTCATTGCATTTATGAAAAATGCAACACGAGATGCAACACGAAAAAAATAA